TGTCAGAGGTCGCCGCGCGCAAGCGCTATCAGCGGGCGATCAAACGCCTTTGTGACGCTCTTCAATAAGTTTCCAACCGGCCTGTCCCATCCCGAGCCTGTGGGTGGCTTTTCAAGATCATGCAGCCCGTGAAAGGCGGCATCATCAAGGAGAACAACCATGAATGACAATGATTTCACGAGCGGCTTGGTGCGCATTCCCGGGCTCTACCGCCCATGGGAATTGCCTCAGCTGCTCCGGCTCAATGAAGCGTTCCAGATCGAAGATGCTGGAGCGCACGCCGACGGAACGCGGCTCCTGGCTGTCTATTCATCAAATGAAAGCCCGTTTGCGCGCGGGCTCGCCGAATTCTGGTCTGCCGATCCTGCCCATGCCTCGCGCCCACGCCAGGACGATTTCGCGGCGGCGTGAGTAGAGGAGAGATAGGAGGCCCGTTCAATGTTCAAACCCACACGCCCGACGACCCGGCACCAATCCCCGCTCTCCGAGCTCCAATTCTGCGCCTGGGTGGCCCAGGCCGTGCCCGGCGATCGGCTGGAATACCACCGCGGGCATCTCGTGGTGGATGCGGACAAGGTCACGTCCAACCTCGACCCGAATGCGCGCAAGGAACTGGCGCTGCTGCGCGACCGTGCCTTCTGGAGCGAAGGGCAGGGGCTTGTGCACCTCGTGCAGCAGCGGCTTGGCCCGGACCTTTTTGCCTGCATCGCCATCGCGCGGCCCAAGCCGGCCGGTGCGGCGGATGTCGTCACCCAGATCGAGGCCATCGCGGCCTGATTTCCCCCCCCCTTCACCGAAGACAGGAGACCCCATGAGTTACCCTCAGAATATCCCGAGCGTGGACGACATGCTCAACATGCCTGCGGGCGATCTGGCGCAAATGCCGCCAGAATTGCTGGCCAGCGTGCAGGCCGAGTTGGCTCATGCCCAAAAGCAGCTGAAAGCGGCCACGGCCCGGTTCAACGCGGCCCTTGAGGTCCGCTACGCCACCCGCGCAGCCGAGGCCCGGCGGGCCTGCGGCAAGGATACCGGCACGGTCCGGCTCGATGATGGCGATTACACGGTCGTGGCTGATCTGCCCAAGCGTGTCGATTGGGACCAAGCCCAACTTGCCGAGATCGCGTCCCAGATCACGGCCAAGGGCGGTGACCCTGCGGAGTTCATCGACACAACGCTCAAGGTCAGCGAGCGCAAGTACGGTGCGCTGCCCACCCAATGGCAGCAGGCGTTTGAGCCGGCGCGGACCGTGCGCCATGGCGCGCTCAAGGTGAGCATCGAGGCAGCGGAGGCCGGCCAATGAACGGCACTCTCCCCATCATCACCGCCGATCAGCGGATGGCGGAACACCGTGGCATCAAGGGCGTGATCTTTGGTCCCTCCGGGATTGGCAAAACCAGCCTGCTCTGGACGCTGCAGAATTCCACCACGCTGTTCTTCGACCTCGAAGCCGGGGATCTGGCGATCGAAGGGCTGGCCATCGATGCGATCCGGCCGCGCACCTGGGTAGAGTGCCGGGATTTTGCGGTCTTCATCGGTGGGCCAAACCCCGCGCTGCGCGATGATCAGTCCTACAGCCCGGCGCACTACGCAGCCGTCTGCAAGAAGTTCGGCGATCCTGCGGCGCTGGCCAAATACGACACGGTGTTCATCGACTCGATCACCGTGGCGGGACGGCTGTGTTTCCAGTGGTGCAAGGGCCAGCCCGAGGCGCATTCGGAGAAGACCGGCAAACCGGACGTGCGGGGTGCCTATGGCCTCCATGGCCGCGAGATGATCGCCTGGTTGACCCATCTGCAGCACACGCGCGGCAAGAACATCTGGTTTGTCGGGATCCTCGATCAGAAGACTGACGACTTCAATCGCAAGATCTTCGTGCCTCAGATCGACGGATCGAAGACCGGGCTCGAACTGCCAGGCATCGTGGATCAGGTCATCACCATGACCCAGGTCGATGGACCGGACGGCAAGCCGCAGCGGGCCTTTGTCTGCCAGACGCTCAATGGCTTGGGCGTCCCGGCCAAGGACCGGTCGGGCCGTCTCGATCTGATCGAGCCCCCGCATCTGGGCCAGCTGATGGACAAGATCCGTGGCCCCCTCGTGCCGGTTGATCGCCGCCTGACCTACCAGCCGCCGCAATTGCCCAAACCGTCCGACGAGACGGCGTCCACCCAATCCTCCACCCCCGCAACCTGAAAGGACATCGTCCATGTCACTCTGGAACGACTTCAACGACGCGCAATCCAACACCAACGTCATCCCGAAAGGCACGCTCGCCAAGGTGCGTCTGACCATTCGCCCCGGCGGCTTCGACGACCCGTCTCAGGGCTGGACCGGCGGCTATGCCAAGCGCGGCGCCTCCGGGGCCGTCTACCTCGACGCCGAATACACCGTGCTCGAGGGCCCCTTTGCCAAGCGCAAGATCTGGTCGCTGATCGGGCTTTACAGCCCCAAGGGCCCGGACTGGGCCAATATGGGCCGCGGCCTATTGCGCGGGATCCTGAACTCCGCGCGCGGTCTGTCGGACAAGGACAAATCGCCCGAGGCGCAGGCTGCGCGGCGGATCAGCGGTTTTGCCGATCTCGACGGGCTGGAATTTGTCGCGCGGATCGACATCGGCACGGACACGAACGGCGAGGACAAGAACGAAGTTCGCTCAGCCGTGACGCCCGATCACAAGGACTATGCCGCCCTGATGGGAACGGTTGCACCTTCCATGCAGGCCACCGGTTTGCCGGGTCACATGCCCCCGGCGACGGGTCATCCGGGATACAGCCAACCCGGTGCGGCGCCGCAGGGCTATGCGCCT